CCAGTCTATCTGATGTTGTTCCACTTAACAGTAACGGAGCATCAAAATCACAGACATCATTTCCTCAGGTCAATAACGTATTTACTGAGATTGATGAATTAGTGCAGAATGATGGAGATCCAACCATTCACGCACACAAAATTCTACTGACCCAGAATACACATACATACAAAATTAAGACCAATGGTTTCCTATTGTCCCCTGACAATCTACAAACGACATTGACACTACAAACCGATCAAGTTGCTTCACTTGATCAGGTTACCAGTCCTTACATCATCATGGAATATCTTATCAAGTATTAAAGACGATGACAGTAGCACCTAATCCCACATATAGAAATAGAAGGGAGAACTATTATACTGATAAGTTCCCCGATACTCAAACTATTGGTACGATCATTCAGACACTGAAGTCTGTAGAAGGATCGTATGATCACTCTAATGTTCCTGCTCTAGTGCCTGGTCCTAGTGGCAGTACAAAATATACTGAAGTTTCTGGAGACGCTCAACCAGAGAACAATCCAGAGTATCAGTATGAAGGTTACATTTATTGTGATGGTTCAGAGTATAATATTGTTGATTATCCTGCTCTATATGAAGCGATTGGAAATGACTATGGTGGCACTGCTAGTGATGGAATTGATATCATCAACGGTGGTGCTGGATGGGGAGCAACTGTAACTGTTGCTATTGATGCTCCACCTAGTGGTGCTAATCAAGTATATCAGAGTGTTCTTCCAGTGCAAGCAACTGCTACTGCAACTGTAGTTAATGGTGTCATTACTGGTGTAGAGGTAACTAATCCTGGTAGAGGATATGATCCACAAAATCCACCAGTAGTTACTTTCTCATCTTCAAATGGTGGCACGACACCAACATATGCATTGAGACTTAACGAAGACATTGGTGCTATTCAATCAATCAATAGAACCAATGTATTTACATACTGGCCAGATACTAACATGGGAACATTTAAAGTTCCTGATCTTAAGGCAAAGAGAATTGTAGGAAATGGTCCTGTCTATGGTACTAACACACCAAACGTTGGTAACTCTGAACTAGGTGTAGGTATCAATACCATAGATGGTAACTGGTACATGGATAAACAGACCCAGAAAGATCAGTTTGCTTTGGGTAATATTACAACAACTGGATATACTAATGTTGTTGATAATGTGGAAGCAACAATTATTGGTGGTCAGGTAGTTAGTGTAACACTACAAGAGAAGAAAATTTCTGGTGCTCCACAGCACTCACATTTCTTGCTTCATACTGAAGCACCACAGGATTCTCCATCACCACAGGCAGTATCAGGTGACAGATACATCGTATCATACAAACCATCTACAGGTAAAGTCAATTCTTTCTTACCACCAGGCGGTATTGCATACAACCACACTCACGTTCTATCTAAAGCACCTATTCTAGATGGTAGTGTTGGTACATACGACATCTTTAACTGGAGTGGTGGTGATGGTGGATCTGGTTCTATCAAAGAAGAAAACTATTACTATGCATCAGGTGGAGCAGGTGCAGGTTCATATATTGAACAAACAGGATATGCTACACCAACAGTTAAAAAGTTTACTGGAGTTAGTTTGATTGGTGGTAGACAGATTACCACTGATGGTGTTCCTATCTACGATACTACTGCGGCAGAATTTACTAATGCAGGAAATTATAACACTACTGTACCATCTGATGTTGATCAGGCAACCATTACATTAGTTGGTGGTGGTGGATCAGGTGCAGCATATACTAGTCAAGGTAATAATGGTGGTGGTTCATCACTTACTATTTCTGGTGGATCTGTTCTAAACATTACTGCAGGTGGCGGATCCCGTGGAAATGCTGCTAGCACAAATAGTGGTGGAACTGGTGGTGCTGCTGGAACACAATCACTGTCAGGAAGTATTGCTGGTCAATGCACAGAAATTCAAAATGGTGCAGGATCTACTGGTAATGGTGGAGATGGTGGTGCTGGACAGTATTGGAATAAAAATTTAAGTGATCCTAGTGTTGTCCCTGATGGAGCAGAGGGTACAGCGGGCACAAATACAACGGGTGCAAATGGATCAAAAGGTAGATCTGCACCTATCGTTGATAGTGCAAATGTAGAAACTAACTTCACCTATGGTGGTGGCACTAGTCAAACTTGGACGCTACAACCAACTAATGCTAACTATGATATTACTGCTCTCACATGGGAGTTAGCAGGTGGTGGTGGTCGCGACTGTGGTAACTACGGTGGAAATGGTTGTGGTGCTGCTGGTGAAGGTGGTAAAGGTAAGTACATGAAGTTGGCATATGGTAATCCAACAGCGGGTACTGTATTCATTGTACAACCAGGACAATGGGGAAGAACATATAATGGATCTGCAGATGCTGCACACTCTGGTAAAGGTGGAAGAGCAGGTGATGGTCATAACAACAATGATGGTGGTGGCGGAGGTGCTGCTACTATTTTAAGACTACAATCTGGTAACACAATCATCGCTGGCGCTGGTGGCGGCGGTGGAGGTGGTGGATTTGGTGAAGGAACATGTGGTCAGGATGGTAGAAACAATCCTAATCCTGGCGATAGTGTTATTGAAACAAGTCAAACACTATTTACTGGTGGTGGTTCCACTGGTGGTGCATATGGTTGTACTGGTGGCGGCGGAGGCGGCGGCGGTGGAGGCTGCGGTCGTGCTGGTGACAGTGCTGGTGGTTCTGCTGGTGCTGGTGGCGGTGGATCAGGTGGTCACGAACAAGGATATGGTGGTTACCGTGGTGTCTCTGCTATGAGAACAAATTATTTTACTAGTGTTATTTCTCAAGGTAATACTAACAGTGACAATGGATACGCTAAAGCAACAGTTACTGAAGACAGAGGATACTGGACTTCTGGTGGTGGTGGCGGTGGATCAGGTGGTCTCTACATCGTACAGATCCCATCAGATGCATTCGCAGGTCAATCTAGTATTCAGATTAGTGTAGGAGAAGGTGGATCTGGTGTCAGTAGTAATGGTGTCAGTTCTTCTAATGGATCCGATGGATATGCTAAGATTGAGTGGCAAACCATCACAGGATATGAAGGTGGTACAGAAAGTATCTCTGTAGGTGATGTATTCATCGCTGGTTCTGGTGACCAAGATAATGGTATGAACTTCTTCTCTTCTGGTAGTGGTTCAGGTAACAACGGTGGATTTAAACTACCAACAGATCAAGTTCCAACAGTAGAATTTGAAGGTGGTGGCGGTGGACAAGGTGCTGCAGCATCTGTAACTGTCAATAATGGTATAGTTTCTGGAATTTCTCTAACAAATAGTGGTAGTGGATATACTTCTGCACCTAGAGTTCGTATCTTAGGTGGTTGTGGTGTTAATAACCATGCTACTGTTGGTTTTGATGAGAATACTGGACAATTGCAAGGTTTAACCTTACAAAGTAGTGATCTACCTTCAACTTATCTAAAGTTTGGTGGCACACAGAATGATAGATTTGTAACGTTGGATACTGTTGATGCATCTGATATACAACGTGTTGTTGTAAAAGTTGCTAGAGGTAATAACCTCAACGGTGGTGAACTACCAGAGAATGGTGGTGATGAAATTCTACTGTATTACAACACAGATCAAAGTCTGAATTTCCCATCATCTGGATTTATCGGAACGTTGGTTCCTATTCCTACTGCACCTGAAATTTCATCAAATTATGATGGTACAGGATCAGGTAACAATCCAACCAACTGGTATTCATATAGTATTGATATTCCTGAAGCAGCAAGAGTAGAGAATGCACGTTTCTCTATCAGACAGAATAGAAGTGCTGCTAGTGGTAGTAATGACAATGCTGCTAACACTGATAACTATGGTTTAGTGGAAGTTGTTTATGAATTCCAACAAACTACTGATCTGGTATTTGTACCATCAGAGGGTAAGATGGCAATTTCTAATGATACTCAGCAGTATGATGTTCGTGGTGAAGCAGGATCTACATATACATCTGGTATATTCGCGAATGATCTAACATTAACACTATCATCTGCAAGTCCGATCATTCCTGTTGCTGCACTTGATCCAGACATCAACATACCATTGATTGAACCATACTTCCTAGTTAAGTATCTAATCAAGGCATACTAAATACATTCAGCACATAGTATATTCGCCTCTCATGGGTATTGTAGCAAATAGTAATGTACCAAATTTGGTATGTCAACTGAACTTGATGGATCGTGCCATTGTGTATAGAGGCATGATGAAGACAGTTCCTGATACATATTGGAATGATACTGTACGTCCTAAGTTATATCCTCTGTGGGACACAGAGAAGGATCGTCTAGTTGAATTCACTTGGTATGATAATAACACATATCATGTCACTAGAAGAAAGTTTGTCAAGAACTTCAAGACTGGTGAGTATGAGTGGAAAGACTATGAAATGGAACAGTCTGATGTAGACGCTGCTCGTACATTCTATGAGTTCTTGAGAGATACTTTCATGAACATCGAGCAACTACAGAATGAAGAGTTCCAAGAAGAAATGGGACGCATGTATGGTGAAGTTGCAAGCGAAACTTGGTTTACTGTTAGACTAGCACGTAACTTCCTACTACAAGAAAGTGACTTCTCAATGCTATCAGACAGTCCATTGTCTGATGACATGAAAGCATTGTATACTACATATCGTACCAAACTAAGAGATCTCCCTGCAATATTTGCTGACGTTGAGGATGTAAAGACAGTCAAGTTCCCAATGTCACCTGAAGCATTTGTCAATGTATATAAGGTAAACAATCCTGATGCAGTCTACCTTGACACTGAGGATCAGTGGACACTACCTGCTCACTTCTTCTATACTCAGTTTAAAGATAAGATGACAAGATATCTCATGGTTAGAGATATTACTGATAGAATGTATACACAGGCAATGATCAAAGCAATGAGAGAGCAACCTGTTGCACTTGGCATTGAAGGTACACCATGGAGTAATCAACATCAAAATCTTGATAGTATCAAGAGTTCCTTAGATGAACTACTAGCGAAGATGGAAGAAGAGAATGGAGGTGGAGAATGATTACTACAATCGAAGGTCTATCAGTATTTGAACTAATTGGTAGTCATTGTGTGATGAACAACAAATGCATTCTATACTTTGAGAATGCAAAGTGGGCAACGATGGATGATGCTGCTAAGACAGCATGTCTTGCTGCACTAGGAGAATATGCACCAGATGATGTTATTAGTATAATCAGTGGTGAGAGAGATTGTTGTATTGAGTATAGTAGTGAAGAAGTAGCATTGTTAAATGCATCTGAGTGGTTCCCACCAGTCTCAGCATATTCTAATGCTGACCATTATTTCAGAGCGTTGGTGTTTGACGCTGATGCTAACATAGTATTTGAGAACGTCGAGAAGGGCAGTTGACGCTCCCTTGACAGTGTGCTAGGATTGCCAAAGCGAGCAATCGACCATGCTTGAATTTTGTTATGAACTCCCTTATGAGGAACTTGATTTTACAGACCCAGACACTCGCCCGCTCTATCGGATCGGAAGAGGGGAGCAAGGGGTTTTATTGGTGCGCCCTTATACTAACGACATTTGTGCTCATTGGCGTTTTGTAGATGAGACTACTGCTAGCAACTCTTCTGCTACGATATACAAAATGTTCCTTGGATTTAAAACCAAACGGGACTTCATTGGTATGGACATGGCGAGGAAATTCTTGGAAATGGGTTTTACAAGAGCCCGTAGGTATGCTAATCATTCCAGTGGACGGAAGTACGATGAAGTTTCTGGTCACACCAGACCCCAAGAGAAAGATTGGCGAACCAATGAAAAGTCCAAAGCTGCTGCCGTATTTAAAAAGGTTCGAGACCTTGCTGCCTATGATGAAACCTATCAACAAATGAGACGTGAATGGAGAAATAATGAAAGTACCTACGCAACCAGAGTTGACACACTTGCAGCTACAAGCAATGTTACGCGATCACGCTATTCCAGAAAGCGAACTAATGTATCTCGGTGATAGAGAGTATACCACAGAGTATCAAGCACATCCAGAGTATCATGGACAAACTATGCCATGGTATCTTGTAGGTGGTGAGCATGAAGTACCAGTGTGTGATATTGCATCAGTAGATCGTGTTGATGATGACGATGTTGTCCCTGAGAATGATGGATGGGGACCACAAGAATGATACATGAATTTCAAGGTCCATTTGTATACTGGACAGAGGTTGACAACCATGCTAGTATTAAATCAAGGTTGATGCCATTTATCAATAAACTGTCTGAAAATAATAACAGCACAGTCACTGTTGATGGATCAACTAGCACATACTATCATCAAACTTATCCCTACATCACAGGTGATATGCTTGAAGAGATTGTATGGAAACCACTCGATGACATGATGAACACCAAAGGTCTTGAAAAACCTGAGGATGGATATGGTATCGAGGGATTATGGTGGAACAACTATACTGATGGTGGCAGAACTCAAGTTCATAAGCACGAACGTGCTGACTGGAGTGGTGTCTATGTCCTCCATCTGGAGGGTGAGAATACTACCACGTTCTGCTCACAGTATGGACAGTCACCTAACTCGGGATATATGAATGAAATCAAAAGATTTTCTGAAGTGACCGAAGGATGTGTTATGATATTCCCAAGTTTCATGCAGCACTACGCTGATGTGTCACAAGGTAACAGGATCATCGTTTCTTTTGACATCACATACAATAAGAAACGTATTCCGTTAACATTTGGGACATGAAACTTAATTAAATATCATTGTAACACAGCGCAACAATTATGGATTGGGATCTTCCTAAACACGAAAAACGTAAAGATGCATTCTACATCTTCTATGAAAGTGTACTGAAACCTGACCATGAACTACGTCAGGATGCACATGATCAGAAATGTTATCATGAATTGCTAGAATGGCGTGGTGAGATTATTGCTTATCTTGACAAACGCCGTAACGAGGAGTTTAATTCGTGACATCACCAATTATTGGATCTGACAAGACCTATGAACAACAACGCAAATGTCGTATGCAGGATGCTATCGACGATTACTTACAAGATCCAAAAATCTCAACAAAACAAGTATTTGAAGAGATGCTATCTTGTGTCGATGATGTGATAGAATATCACAAAGCAGCATACTGTCGTGCCATGTCTCTTAGAGATCAATTGACTGGTGATGCTGTACTAAACTTACAACATAACATTCCCAATCGATACTAATGACTGAAGAGGAGTTTCAAAAAGCAGCAAAGAACATGCTGATGATGCAAAACAACAATGATCACAACTTTCAGATCTTGCAGGCACAGATTGATCGTTTGAACAATACTGTTGCAGAACTGACAAAGAAACAAGAAGGATTGGAAGAGTTGCGAACGTGGATGAGGTTGCCTAAACCAGAGAACATGAACCGCAAACCTTTTGAAGAAGTTGACTAACTTTGAATTGCTTCAACCTGTCACATATGGTCATGTCACAGGTTATGTCTCTTTCATAAGCGATGAGTACATTACCATTTGCTTTATAGACATCCCATTGCCAAAGAGTGCAAACTCACGATGGGGTCGTCATTATGTTAACATTGTAGTCTATCCTGAATTTTATCATGAAGTACGCAGTTGTGTGGATGAAACAGAAGAAAAAGGGCACCGCCCGCCAACAAGCGATCTTCTACAATTTGGAAGATGCCGCTCTGTGGGAACAGCACATAAACAAAACACAGCATTGTCGAACTGACATCATCCCCATTTATGGGGACACTAACTGAACTGGTCTGGAGGGTTGACGCCCTCCTTTTTTCATGTCATACTATACATATGAACAACTACGAACTACTCCGTGCTATTGCACGGATCACCCACGCTAACATCAACATCAAGGGAGGAAACTACTTCCAAGATGAGATTTTCATGGCAATTCGTGACAGTGAGAAGCATGTAAGTGTAACTCAAGAGCATCCTATTCCGCTTCGTAATCCTAGCAAGAAACGTAAGCATCACCACGTTGATATTCTTGTGGTTGATGAGGAACATGTGACTGCTATCAATAGCAAAGGTAAGTCGTTCAACAATACTAAGAGCGAGGACAGTGAACTGTCTGAATATGAATGGTACATCGATGCGCTTAAAAAGCAATATCCTAATAAAGAGGTGCGCTATATCATTCTCAAAGATGAGTATGATGCTGGTGATCCACGCATGAATGTATATCATTACCTCAATGAGAAAGGTGTAAGAGTATACAATACGGAAGAATATCTCTACAATCGCTATGACATTTGCTTTGCAGAACTAGAACGTCGCAGACAAGAGCGTGCTGTGGTAGAATGTGAGAAAGTTCTTGCTCAAGAAGGATTTGACATCACCAAACTCTATGAAACCGTTAGTTAAGTATCAAGGCGGCAAGACCCGCGAACTAAAGATCATCAGTAAGATGATGCCCAAAGAGTTCAATCGTGTGGTTGAACCATTTTGTGGTGGTGGTGCAGTATCATTTCATGTAGGCAAACCTGCTGTGCTATGTGATACTAATTGGAATGTAATCAATCTGTATCGTAGTCTATCTGACAATCAAGGATTGCGTCGTATCGTGACACGTGTGGAAGAATTACGTGCCATGGATCATGACCAGTTGGAAGAACAATACTATGATGCACGTAATGATATCAATAGTCCGTTTGATCCAGAACGTGAGAACTATTATAATCGTGCAATGTCATATATTATTGTACGACAATTGTGTTTCTCTGGTATGGAGAGATACAACGCCAATGGTGAGTATAACGTACCATTTGGACATTACAAGAAGTTTGCATGTAATCTGAACCATAACAACTCTGGTGAGTATTGGATGATGCTCAGTTGTTCTCAGATAATCCATGGAGACTATGAACTAGCATTAAATGAGGCAAAAGCAGATGACTTCGTATTCATTGATCCTCCTTATCTTGATCGCCTTGGGTATCACAGTGGTGATGGAGGGGATCCTCTACACAGTAGGTTGGTTGATAGGTTGAAGAATGCACCATACAAATGGATGATAGTACATAGTGATCATGAGTTCTATCGTGAGCAGTACAAAGATTTTAATATCATGACAAAGGACTTTACATATGCTCAGAGATTTGGTAAAAATAAGGACCATAGAGGTGCCAAGGTCCAGCATCTGTACATCACCAATTATGATGCAGTGCCTGAGACCCCTCTAGAAGCGTCCACAAGCGTCCTGAACCACTTATGATTGACCACACTGCCAACGTACCACTGAGCGCCTCACAGATCCGTTTTCTGATGGACATGATGATGGGTTGTCCAATGGGAAGAACTAATGAGTATGCTTACCACTATAAGGTCAGCGCCAGTGCCACCTACAACCAGTTGTTGAACTGTCTACCGACTGACACACAGCACCCAGAGTGATGTATTCTATAGAAGTCGTCAAGGGAAGCACATGCGTCTCCACACCTCCGCCACACAGATCGACTTCTATCCTGTTGGCACTGGCAAGCGTTTTGTCAAGCGCGTCATCTGGCACAAAGGTGCTGAGACTGAAATGACTTCTTTCTCCACCCGCACCAAGACTGACATGGTATATGATGTAAACTGCTACATCGCCAATGGTGCTACAGTCAGTGACTTCAACCTCGAAGCATACACTGGCACTGATTACTCTCCTGTTTACTGCTAATCCAATGAACGAAACTCTAACCTTTGAAGACATTATTGAAGGCATGGCGTCTGATCCTGAATTCATCAAACAATGCGAAGAAAACAATCGTATGTGGGATGAGGAAGCAGCAGCACACCTAGAGGTGACAGTTGATCAACTGCACCGTATGCTGCACATCGGTCACGCCTGACGCTATACTACAGACATCAACAGCACAGCACCATGTCCAACGCTTACGAGATCAGCATCTGCAACGAAGATCTGACCACCAGCATCTTCTACATCACTCGTCCTGCCACCAAGTCCATGCGTGGTCTTAACCGTCAGCACAACAACGTGGTGAACCAAGTTGTCAATGCTATCCGTGAAGTGCGTGGATGGCGTCGTCTGACTGTCAAGCGTGTGCCACTTGCAGAAGTTGCACAAGGTAGCGTGTGATCGCTCTCTTGCCTTGTTATACTAAGTTCATCAACACAGGACACCACACATGACCACCACCATGACCCTTCAAGAATTCGAGCAAGTTCAAGCAGCACGTCAAGTCATCGCTGCTAACGCTCTCAAGTATACTCAAATGCTTTGTGAAGCACTAGAGCAAAACTTTCTTGAACAGTCTATCAAGCGTGCTCAGTTCTTGATGCCTAGTTCTGATAACCCACAATACTGGGAAGAGCGTATTGAAGAATACAAGGCAGGCAAAGATGTATACAAGTACAGCATTGTGACTGGTCGTAAGTATCACAAGATCGTTCAGACATGCTGCGATGGTAGCAAGAGTGTTCATGCATTTGTTGACAAGAACACTGGTGAACTGTATAAAGCAGCATCATGGAAAGCACCTGCTAAGGATGTTCGCTTCGATCTCCGTATCATCAGTGAGCGTGAATGGGTGTTAGAGAACTGTGACTGGGCAGGTGGTTACCTCTACAAGAGTTGACACCTACCTAAATCTAATATACAATACATACAGTTCACTCATTCTTCTTCCAACCATGACCGCTCCTAACTTCTACATCGTAGCAGACGGCAACGCTTATGCTCTCGATGACGATGGTGTACCATTCGGTGCTCCAGTATTTGAAGATAATACTATTGATTGGGATCAGGCATATGACTTCGATCCATGTGATGAAGATATTGAGTATGTGGCACATATGTGCAAAATGCTTCAAGATATGAAAGCATTGACCGTTGAACACTTCACTGAGGTATTTGTCAAATGAACATGCTACAAGAGCATATCCGCGAGTTCATCAATCCGTATCCTAATAGATACACTCGTGGTGACTATGAGATCCGTGTACTTCCGCATGAAGATCTTGATTATGATGGTGTCCAGAAGTTCTGGCGCTTATTCAAGAAGTTTCCTAACGATTTTGCCGCAGCAGCAGTATCACTGCTCCCACGTGATGTAAAATTCGTTCAATACGATCACCTCAACAACATCCTGTTCGCTACCAAACAATGAGCAACTTCAACTACACTGACGACGCAGACACCATGGAGATGATGTCTGAGCAACGTGATCACATCTACGATCATGTTGTTAAGATGTTCCGTGTTCACATGGCAAACAATGACATTGACAGTGCTATGGCGCTCGCTGATGAATTCTATGAGTGGATGGATCCTGATCAACTAGATACTGAACCAACTTTCTTTGTTAGCGAACATGACATTAGACGATTGTACGCAGAACTCACAACAGAAGACTGATGATACTATGCGTGGTTTAATCATGCAGTATATCAAGGCACATAATGCTCAGCAGTATGCTGACGCAGAACTATTGCTACACAAGATCAACACAATGAGGAAATTGACATGAAACTGAGGAATGCCATCTTGGCAGGTTTGATGTTTGGTTTAGCACATGGTATGAATGTACAGGCAGGTGAGGATAAGATCACCAAAGGGTACAAGAGCATGGATGCTATGGGTTGTATGCTAGTACGTGAGTGTACAAATGATGTGAATGAAGTGTACTCACTGTTGGACATTAGTTCACAGTATGATAACACTGAGGAGTTCACACCAGTAGCGCAAGAGTTTAATACTATGCTGATGGCAATGCATCAGGTTGGTATCAAAGTATATCTTGCTGATGATAGGTATTTCCCTATTGGTCATCGTGGTGTATACCATACTGTGACCAACAATGTATATCTCAATCGATTTTACATGGGTAATCCTGCTATCCTGATGACATTGATGCGACATGAAGGATGGCACGCTGCACAAGATTGTATGGCAGGCACTATTGAGAATAGTCTGATTGCTATCATCAAACCAGAGGAGGAAGTTCCTATGATCTGGCGTGTGATGGCAGAGCGTACATATCCTGAGCATAGTGTACCATGGGAAGCAGAAGCGCAATGGGCGGGTAAGACACAGCACATGACTATGGAAGCACTTCAATCGTGCGCTCGTGGTAGTATGTGGACAGATTATAAACCGACCCCACTAACGTACAAATGGTTGAAGGAGAATAATTACGTTGAATAAACTCATCACCACAGTAGAACAGTATGCCGACACGGAAGACTACATCATCAACATCCCAGAAGAAATCATCAAAGAACTCAACTGGAAAGAAGGTGACACGCTCGTCTGGGAAATCCAAGGCGACAACACAATCAGCATTAAAAAAGAATGTCAGCAAACTAACTACAACTGGCACACAGTCAAAGCGAAGTACATCGAAGACTACTACAACAGCGAAAGCGAAGGCAAAGACTTCGACCAGCAGTACGAAAGTTACCTCTACTCGTTCTCCCCAGAAGCAGAAGGATCGTGGGGTAAAACACACTAGATCATCTAATATTGATCTATTCCCACACAATCCATTTCCATGGAGATTAGAACCACGCACTGGTAAGTTTAATCTATCATGGTATATGTGTTATGATCATGCGGTAGACCAAATTGAACGACAACAACTTAAACCAAGAGACTACAAACTGCAATGTTATACCTCTGTTCCCCTCTCTGATCCTCTCACAGGAGATATCAGAGTACAAAGAACTGTTAGAGGTCGTTACTAAACTACGCAGACAAGATGCACGTGGTATGGATGCATCTAATATGGGAGGATGGCACTCTCAGTATCAGGAGATCCCTGATCTGATCCAAAAGTACATCCCATTCCCAAAATATTATGGTGTCTCATGGTACATGGTCAATACTAACTTACAAGGTAATTACTCTCATACTCATCCACGTAATGACTGGGCGGGTGTATTATGGTTGAAAGTACCACCAAATGCTGCTAAGTTAGAGTTTGAACATCCTGATTGCTTCGCACAATATGATGCAATACAATCAATACATGACAACAATCCAACTATACAACAACAAACAAACTATTACAAGGCATACTCATTCACGCCTAAAGAAGGACAGTTGTTAATGTTCCCATCATCACTACGACACAGAGTATATTTCTCCAATACAAATGAAGAACGTATCTCTATGTCATTCAATATAAAGATCGATGAAACCTAACCCTACCATACCACTTGTACTATCACTAGTAGCATGTTTCTTGTTCGCTATCATGATCATCTACGCTGGTTACATTCATGGGCACATGTCAATTACTAACGTATACAACAACTTGACGAACTAAAGTAAAAATACTATAATATACTATAGTCCGCTATACCAACGATGACCAACGAAGAGATCATTCAAGAGATGATTGAACAACAACTAGAGGATGAACTACTTGGTTATCGTGATCATCACTTATACGATGATACTACATATGCTCAAATAGAAGTGGATTACACAACACAATCATGACATTCTCACTACAAGAAATCGATCACATCCTGAAGGCACTAAACAACATGTCATCATACAATGTAGCACGTGCAAGAGAACAAATTGACAATGGTGTAAGAGACCATGACAAACTAGTACAGAAACTGAAGGACTACAAACTACGCCTACAATGAAAACATTCACTAGTACATCAACTGAACCATACGATAGGCACTTCTACATCATCACATATAAGGATGGAAGAACATACACATATGATGATTATGAGCATGTAAGACTGCATTACTTCCAACAAATGGACACTAGTGGCAGTACAGTTACAGTAATGGACAAACAACAGTTTAGTGACACATCTGTAACACCTAAGCGCGTCAGTGGTGGTAAAGGATTTTGAACGATCTCTCCCCCTCGGTGAAGATCTTTTCAAATCATTAAATAAATGGGGTCTAGGTGCTGTGTAGATACTGTGAAGCATCTGTGAAGGTACTCTGCAGACGTTGGCTTAGCACGCAACCTATCGAAAGTCAAGCAGAAGTGTGCCAGAACTCAAAGTGGCACACAGACCCGCCCAAGAACTTGACAAATCCGAGTTTTTCGGATATTATAATAAGTGAGGAAACCCAGAAATCTCATTTTTTAACTTTTTTGAGTTTTTAAGAAAGTTTAAAAAGTTAAATTTTAAGATTTTTGAGTTTTCTGCGTTTTTAAACTTTAAATCCCTGATGATGTTCGTGAAAAGTTACGAAAAGCTTGATAGTTCAGCTATCAATGAACTAAAAATTGCTAAAAACAGTGTATTTGTAACATATAACAGTAATATTGACAAAGAATATGAATTCAAGTGTGATAATACACAAGAATTCAATGAAAAAGTGTCAAATACACTGAAAAACAATGAATCTATTGGCAAACTAGTTAATACCTCTATTAAAGAGGGCAAACTAGTTGATATCACTAAATAAATTACGTTTTTGAGGTGTCACAACCGAATCTAATCAATGGGCAAGCGTTACTCCAACGAGGGCAACAGCAAGTACAATCAAATAGATGACGATTTTGAAGACTTTGGTTATGAGGTAAAGAATATTAGACGACAGACAAAGAAAAAGGTAGCAAAATTCAAACGAGAGGTGCAAGAGTATGATGACAGTTTTTAAAGTGTCACATTAGTGGTTGCACATTATATCCTGAACGTTTATATTAAGAATGTTCAGGATTTTTTATTGCTTATGTTCTTCAAACACGTTCAACTTCACAAATACGATCTCACTGACAAGGGAATTTCTCAAGCATGTTATGATGAGATGAGAGGCGAAGGTTTAGACCTCGTTCTAGGTGAAGATGAAATGAGACATCTTGCAGACTTTAAGCGTGAACAGTTTAAAGACTACATGCGTCCATTATTTGCGTAGGAGGATGAACATGACACCATCAGAATACAAAGCACATTGTGCAAAGGACACGCTCAAGATTGGATCTGATTTAGATGATCTACCTTGGGACGATTACGAGGGTAATCTATTAAACTATTTTTGTGGCATGACACCACAACAATCCAAAGAATTCAACAGGAGGATCAACAATGGATAAAATTGACTTCCTTACAATAGTCTATGAAGACTATTGCACTAAGCATAGTTTACCTTATGTCAGTGCAGATGAGCAGGACACAGTGGACATGGACAGCAAACATGTTCAATGGTTAGCATCATTTAATAGCATGTGGGAACTAGCTCAGGACAATTAATTAAGTGTCCACTAATCACCCCATTTCATTCCTGAGCATGTATTATAGAATCATGTTCAGGTTTTTTTATGCACAACTTCAAACAATTCATCGAGTACGTTTTTTCTTTCTATGGCAAAGATGGTCTATATGATCAGAATAGAACTAAGGAACAAATCTCGTATGCATTGTTAATGTATCTGGATGATTGCCAGGAAATGGATATGGAATGGGGTGACGGTGACAGTCTAGACCGTGAGCGTGTCAGAGACTACATGAACGAGATTTATGGACCAGTTGCAGTAGTGGCACAACCTGGCAAGAATTGCTAGGTCCATCCCTTATAATACAGTTATGGAATTAAACCGCAACGCCAAACGCATCATCAACGGTATGGAACACACAGTGACAACAGTTGACGGCATGGACCGAGTTCAAATCAATCTGCGTCTCGGTCATCTCAGGGATGAGATGGACAAACTGAAAGCAAAGCAAGCGCGACTGCTGGCGATGCGCGACATGATCGATCGCGAGTGTGAGCGTATGGAGCAGGCAGAGAACTGCGACAACCTCTTTGAGCAGATGTTCGGTTGACAAGGTGGCACACTGACACCAGCACACCGCCAAACTCTATGCTTATAATAGGCACATGAACAAACACATCAACGACGACAACCT